TATTGCTTGTATTATCTTTAGTATTACCATTTACAACTTCTTTTTTTACTACAGGTTCTTCTGATTGCACAAAATTAGGATTTTTTGATAACTTTTCAGTATCAAATTTCGTTATCTGTTTTCCTATTATTTGTTGTATGGCCACTATTGCTGTCCTCGTTTTTTAAATCTTTTAATTTGAGCTGGTGTTCTACCAGTTCTTTCTAATATTTTATTCTTTTTTCTTCTTTCTTGTTTTCTTGCTTTTGCTGCTCTATTTGGCATCTTTATCTCCTAAAGTACATTCTTTATAAACCATTGTTTTAATTTCGTACTTAACTCATATGAATCATCATCATTTAATTTTCGTGATTCTTTTCTTAATAAACCAATGATTTTAGTAAATGCTCTATCTACTTTACCTTCTGTAAGTTTTTCCTTTTCTAATAATTCTTTTAATTTAATCATTATGTGTACCTTAAATATTTTGTACTTCCTCTAAAGAATTTAAGTAATTCATCTCTATCCAAAAATACAGGTTTACTTAACCTTGTTTTAAATGTCACTCCTTTAAAGTCTATTTCAACTTTAACACCATTTGGTAATGTTAATGTTTTTCCTTCGTTAAGTTTTTCTTCTGTAAATGACCAACCCATTCCGTGTTTACCTGAATTGTTTCTAATCCATTTAGCTAAATACTTAACACTTTTCTTGTCTAGTTTAACTTTACCTTTTTTACCAAGTATTTGTACAAATCGTCCTGGTTCAAAAATAGCATCTTTCATAGTTGATAATCTTACTCTTTTTTCCATTAATAAATTTTTTAATTTTATCATCTTGGCCTCTCTTCAATCTGTAATGATGATAATCTTGCATAGTGTGCAGTTGCTTTTATCTGATGTTTATAATCTGGATGGCCAGCTACTAATTGAGGTTCTGTTACTCCATCAACTTCCCAATATGTATCGTTCCAATCTACAATGTCACCAATCTCTGGAAAAAAGTTAAGAGAACCACTTGATAAATTTTCTCTCTGAAAATACATTTCAATATCACCTGTTGTATCTGCACCAAACTCATCTTGATTTACTTCAGGTTCATTAAACTGAATTAAACAATTCACTCTAAATCCTACATCATAATATTTTGTCGAAGATTCACCATAGATGTTGTCGTCTGTTTGTTCTACATTTACTTTGTATACATCAACAGATTGTCCAACAATTTCATCAATCAATTCTTCATTCATAGAATTAATTAAATCAAATTCTTTTTTTGGCATAAAAAATGGACTAGTTCTTGACATAGTATTATCCTAAATATATTTTAAGCGGAGCTTTAGCTAGTACTTCTCGTTGAGCATTTGCTTCTTCTGCCTCAGCTCTTGCTTTTTCTGTTAATGAGACTGACTCTAAAAATTCTTTTAATTCTTCAATAAGATTAGCTTTTTCTTCTCTACCTTCTGATTTTAATGCTTCACCATCAAGAGTAACATCTCCATTAGGCACTGGCATAGATGAATATTTACTTCTTATAATACCCAATAATTCTTTAGATAATGCCAATGTATATCTTCGTATCCATTGTCTTCCCGCAGCATTTATTTCATTGTATGTAATAAATCTATATGGTACATTTGAAGGGTCTGTTGTTTTTCCTTGATTGTAAGACCTTGTTAAATTAGTTCTTTCTTTTCTTACATAATAATTAAACCAAATTTTTGTTCCAATGTCATCTGAAGTTGGTAAAGGAAATATTCGTAGTTGATTATTTATCAATTCAAATGAATAGTTTGATTTTCTGATTTTATCATTTGTTTCGATTGCTGAGGCTCTTGAAATATCTTGATAAACTGGTCGCATAATATATGAAACTGCTGGGGCCGAACTTCCTAGTCCAAATGAATCTAACATATTTCGTTGTTCAAAGGAACCTGCAAAAGGGTCATAAAATCTAGTGATTGCAGATGGTCCTTGATTGAATACCGTTTGAATTTCTAGTCTTTCATCACTATGAGAAGAATTTGAAAATGAAGCTTCTGTTGCTAAATCATATACTTGTTTGTCTGCTACGGTTATTGAACCTGTATGTAATGTTGTATCACCACCTACTTTAACTAATTCACCATATTGTTCTGATAAATATACTGACAATCCCCCATTAGGACTAACAGGGTCTGATGAACCTGTACTCAAAGAACCTGATATTTTATCACTATTACCATAATGTTCCCACATCCAATTCTTCATATTATAATTGTTTATATATGTAGAATAATCTGATGTTGCTTCTTCAAAACAAGCATAAATTGATGAACTAGGTATTTCTAGTTGCATCACTGGATGTCCCATTTTTCTAGCTACATATTTACAAACTTCTACTGATTCTGATACAAATGTTGCATCTGCATCATATAATCCAAATGGAGTATCTCCATCTGCTGAAGTCTCTAATGATGGGTCTGTGTATACGAATACTGATTTTGGCATAATATAAGCTCCAGGTTTCTATTCATATATAAATATACAATAAAACAAAAAAGGGTAAGAATTAATCTTACCCTTTAAAGTTGCTAGTTAAACTATTTACTAAGCAGGATTGACTACAAGAAAATGTATTGCAAATACATCTGCTGCATCTGTATTTTCATCATCAGTATTAGCTACGACTACTTTACAAGAACCTGCAGTTATAGTATGAACATATACTTGCAAGTTA